TCCCAATCAGAAATGTCTTTATATTCATTAAAGCTTCGGAATAGCATATATCAAAATCTCGTACAATTTGATGAATGCTATTGTTAGTTACATTTCCGGTAAGTACTATGAATTCTAAACTAGATGCATTTTTGAAGATAGACTCTGTAGTAGCCCTAGGGTTATTTGCTTGAATTGTGTTGCCATCTATATATTCTATATTGTAAAGTTTTGTCCAATTGATTAATGACTTATTAAAACTAGTAGCTCCTTCAAACATTGAGTCCATGTTGGTGACGTTCGATACATTCCATTTCGATACTCGTTTATCAAATAAGGTTGCGTCTTTGAATAAATTCTCCATATTGGTAACATTCGATACATCCCAATCACCAATATAGGAATTGAAACTCGTATTTTGAAATAACCCGCTTATGTCGGTCAGTTGAGTCGTATCTAATGCTTGTATTGGTCTATATACCTTGTTATAATATTCATTATTATTGATGTAATCATCTATCACATCGTAAATAGTTTCTTGTAATACATTTCCAGACAAAATATAATAATTCAAATCACTTACATCTTTAAACATATTCAATGTAATGACCCCTTCTTTGTTAACATTGAATGCCTTATCAAACGCAAAATTATAAGAAGCTTCCCATAGATACAACGATTGGTTAAAATACAAATTACCTTCAAACATTGACTCCATAGTGTTTACGTTGGAGACATCCCAATTATATAAAGGTTGATTGAATATAGTATCTTTAAACATAAAACTCATATTACTCACTTGTGATGTATTCCAATGATTCAATGATTGATTAAACACCTGATTATTTTCAAATAAAGATTCCATATTGGAAACATTGGATACATTCCATCCACTAATATCTTGATTAAACACCTGATTATTTTCAAATAAAGATTCCATATTGGAAACATTGGATACATTCCATCCACTAATATCTTGATTGAACATAGTATCTTTAAACAAACCACTGATGTCATTGACTAAAATAGTATCCCATTCAATAATAGGTCGAAAGTTTTTGGAATAAAGATCCGTGTCTAAAATAGAAAATGCGTAATAAATTCTATCTTGGTCTACCGAACCAGTTAATATTTGAAATTGTAACGAAGCTGTATTGTTTAACATAGAGGAAACATCTATAGAAGATGAAGACGGATCAAACCCGGATACATCCGTAAACTCAATCGGCCAGTTGTATAAGGATTGATTGAACAAGGATGAACCGTTAAACATAGAAATCATAGTAGTGACGTTAGATACATCCCATAGTCCAATAGGTTGGTTAAATGACGGTGCTCCTTCAAACATATAATTCATATTGGTTACGCTGGTTATATCCCACCCACTAATGTCTTGATTGAATAGTGACGCACCTTGAAACATCGATTCCATTGAAGATACATTCTTAGTATACCAACCACTAATATCTCCATTGAATGCCGATGCGCCACTAAACATAGACTCCATTGTCACGACATTCGACACATCCCATAATCCAATAGGTTGGTCAAAAGTTGACGCGTCTTGAAACATAGACTCCATTGTAGTGACTTTACTGGTATACCAACCACTAATATCTCCATTGAATGCCGATGCGCCACTAAACATAGATTCCATTGTCACGACATTCGACACATCCCATAATCCAATAGGTTGGTCAAAAGTTGACGCGTCTTGAAACATAGACTCCATTGTAATTACATTCGACACATCCCATGTTCCAATCGGTTGGTCAAACGAAGATGTGTCTTGAAACATAGATTTCATCGAAGATACATTCCCTGTATCCCATACACTAATGTCCCCATTGAATGCCGATGCGCCACTAAACATAGACTCCATTGTCACGACATTCGACACATCCCATGTTCCAATCGGTTGGTCAAACGAAGATGCGTCTTGAAACATAGATTTCATCGAAGATACATTCCTAGTATCCCAACCGCTAATGTCCCCATTGAATGTACTATAGTCTTTGAATAGTCCACTCATGTCCACAATAGAAGATGTATTCCATGAATCAATTGGTTTGTAAAATAATTCGTATTCACTTCTATTGTTTTTATGTAGAGACACGGCATCATATAAATTGTCGTTGGATACATCCCCAGTCAAGATATAAAATTGCAAAGCATTGGTTTCCTCTAACATATTGGTGACCACAATAGAAGATGAAGATGGAGTAAACCCTGATACATTTGTAAACTCAATAGACCAGTTGTGTAACGATTGATTAAACGAGGTTGCTCCATTAAACATATTTTTCATAATGGATACATTGGATACATCCCACTTACCAATAGGTTGGTCAAATGTTGACGCTTCTTGAAACATTGATTCCATAGTGGTGACTTGTTCTGTATTCCATCCGCTAATGTCTCCATTGAATAGTGACGCGCCACTGAACATAGACTTCATTGTAATTACATTGGACACGTCCCATGTTCCAATAGGTTGGTCAAATGTTGACGCTTCTTGAAACATCGATTCCATAGTGGTGACTTGTTCTGTATTCCATCCGCTAATGTCTCCATTGAATAGTGACGCGCCACTGAACATAGACTTCATTGTAATTACATTGGACACGTCCCATGTTCCAATAGGTTGGTCAAACGACGACGCATCTTGAAACATCGATTCCATCGAGGATACCTTACCGGTATCCCATCCGCTGATGTCTCCATTGAATAATGACGCGCCACTGAACATAGACTTCATTGTAATTACATTGGACACGTCCCATGTTCCAATAGGTTGGTCAAATGAAGATGCGTCTTGAAACATCGATTCCATTGTAGTGACCTTGGATGTTTCTATTTCTATACTTTGATTAAAAGGTGTATTTCTAAACATAGAGTCCATAGAGATGACATTGGAAGTATTCCATTTACTGATAGGATAATTGAAACTAGACGATTGAAATAGTTCGCTCATATTGGTGACATTCCCTGTATTCCAACCGCTAAGATCTTCGTTGAATGTAGTATAGTCTTTGAATAGTCCACTCATGTCCACAATAGAAGTTGTATTCCATGAATCAATTGGTTTGTAAAATAATTCGTATTCACTTCTATTGTTTTTATGTAGAGACACGGCATCATATAAATTGTCGTTGGATACGTCCCCAGTCAAGATGTAAAATTGTAAAGCATTGGTTTCATCTAACATATTGGTGACCACAATAGAAGATGAAGACGGATCAAACCCGGATACATCCGTAAACTCAATAGACCAGTTGTGTAACGATTGATTGAACAATGATGAACCGTTAAACATAGAAATCATAGTAGTGACGTTAGATACATCCCATAGTCCAATAGGTTGGTTAAATGACGATGCTCCTTCAAACATATAATTCATATTGGTTACGCTGGTTATATCCCACCCGCTAATGTCTCCATTGAATGTACTATAGTCTTTGAATAGTCCACTCATGTCCACAATAGAAGATGTATTCCATGAATCAATTGGTTTGTAAAATAATTCGTATTCACTTCTATTGTTTTTATGTAGAGACACGGCATCATATAAATTGTCGTTGGATACGTCCCCAGTCAAGATGTAAAATTGTAAAGCATTGGTTTCATCTAACATATTACTAACATCAATAGATGATGAAGATGGAGTAAACCCTGATACATTTGTAAACTCAATAGACCAGTTGTGTAACGATTGATTAAATGAGGTTGCTCCATTAAACATATTTTTCATAATGGATACATTGGATACATCCCACTTACCAATAGGTTGGTCAAATGTTGACGCTTCTTGAAACATTCCACTCATATTTTCTACATTTTGGGTATCCCAACCACTAATATCTTGATTGAATGAAGATGCTTCTCTAAACATTTCACTCATATTGGTAACACTAGATACATTCCATCCACTCAGGTCTTCATTAAAATCTTCATAGTTTTTGAATAACCCACTCATATCCGTAACTCCGTCAATCGTCCATGTACTAATATGACCATATAAAGCTAAGGCATCAAACCTATCGTAGCGCCATTTATATACTGCCTCGTAAATATTATTGTCTCGAATAAAATAATAAGTATCTTTGAAAACTCCAAACAAGGGTTGATCAAATACTCCATCTGAATAGAATCTATTATTCGCATCGATACTTACGCTAAATAAATATGGGTTTCCTGTAACGTTTGATATGTCATTCGACAAATAAATCATTGCGTCATTAATGTCAGTTATATTTTCAATAATAATATCATTTTTGTAACCAGTAAGAACGCCACTTATATCATAAATCCCCAATA